CCGTATGCCATTCTCGGCACAGGCTACCGCTCCACTCGCTAGGCCGCTCTAGCGCCATGATCTGCGGCAACTTCTTCTTGGCCTTGTGGCCGTGGCAGAACCCCAGCAGGTTCTTGCCGTGGCTGGCGTACTGGCGGCCGGTGTAGTCCATGCGGACTTCGACACGGCGGTCTTTGCGAAACCGCTCGGCGACGATCCGCTGAAACGCATAGGACAGCGTCTCGTCGTGGTTCCCGTTCACGACAATCACGTCGGTCGGGCAGGTGGACGCCGACCGCTCGATCACGGCGATCAGCGACTCGCAGCCGACCTCGATCATCTTCTGGAGCCGGCCATCCCGCTCAAGCGGCGTGCCGGAGGTCGTCGTCCCCCCCGGCGTGTCGTAGTGGAAGATGTCGCCCAGGAACGCGATCGTGCGGCGGGCGGGCTTGTAGGAGTCGCCGATGGCGACAAGTTCGCCGGCCGCGGCCCCGACCCGCCGCTCCGCGATGTCGAGGTCGTAGTCGCCGCCGCCGGTCGTGCGCCTCCATGCGTACTTGCCATAATGGGGGTCGCCGATCGGCAGCACCTGCCAGAGGCCGTCCCGCTTGGGCGGCTTCTTGGCGGCCGGCGCCCGCAGCTTCTTGGCCGCCGCCGTGATCATCGCCTCGACGCACTCCTGCACGCTGGGGCCAGCTTTGGGCCGGAGTCGCACGAACACGCGGTGGAGTTCGGTGACGGTCGTGCCGCCCTCGCCGTCGGAGGTGCCGACCTCCCACTTCGTGGCCTCTGACGCCGCGACTTCGTAGCGGGTCATATCGGCCTCGATATGCCGCAGGAGGTCTTCGACGGTCTTAATGCGGCGGCTCGTGCTCTTGGCCTCGAGCACCTCGCCGTCCTGCCGCTGAGTCACCTGCTCCGACGAGGCCGTCGGCGCCGGCTCCGGCAGGGCAGCCGCGACCGCTGCCTTCAGACTTTTGCCAGCCATGCACGCACTCCAGCGACGCCGCAGGTCGGGATGCCACGCGCGCGGCAGTTCTCGACGATGCTGTGAGAGAGTGACAGGCAGGAGGCTTGAAGTTCGCCGGTCAGCCAGGCCCGCTTGATATCCTCGATCTCGTCTTTCTGCTGCGCGGAAAGCCGATCTAGCCAGTTCGGCGGCTTTCGCTTCGTGCAGGCGCCAGCCGCGACGGCGTCACGAAGGCTCGACAAGTCGGTAGCCGAGAGCGTGGAGGACGCGGGCAATGTCCCGACCGCTTTCGGTGATCGTCTCTTCGCAGACCTGGGGGAAACACGCATGGAGTGCCTCGTGAACCTCGGTTTCGAGCCTGGCGCGGCCCTTGAGCCGCGTGTCGATCAGAATCTTGGGCCGCTGCTTGGGGTTCTTGGCGTCCGGCCAGAACGTCCACCCCGCGGCAGCGCCGCGGAGGCGGGAGTACCGCCAGAGCCAGACGCGGCCGGCGATCGTGAAGTGGTGGTCAGCGGCCATAGCAGTAGTCTACACAAGTAGACTAGCAGAACGCTAGGCAGTTTTGGGAGGCTCGCTATTTTGCCCAGCCACCGGCCCCCACTTGCCCGCCGGGCATGATTCCTTGGCCCACGACAGCTTGCTGACAAAACCACGCTCGCGGGCAATCGAGCACCCACACTTCCGACAGGCCCGGCCATCGTAGTGATCGCACTGCTGGCAGATGGCAAAGCGTTCGGCGACCTGCTCCGACGTTGCCATCGGCATCCCCGCGGCCACATGACGGGTCGCCGACGCGGCGAAGTTCGCGACTTTCTCCATGAGAGAAACGCCAGCCTTCGCTCGCGGGTACGCGCTGTGCGTCTCGTCCACCACGATCTGGTCGCCGTCTTGGCTCACAATGCAGGCTCGCACCTCGTCAAGCGTGTAGCCACGCTCGCGGCATCGCTCCTCAAGTTGGTGCAGGCGGCAGCGGATCATGGGAGCGGGTTCTCACACGTCCACTCCCGAATCACGAACGTCATGGACTGAAAGTTTTTCAGGGGCGGCGGCACCACAAACTCGTCTCGAACTTGCTCTACAACGAATCCATTGATTGCGAATGAAAACTGAACGCCGCCAAACGTAAATCCGTCCTTGCGCACTACCAGTTCAATCGAATCGCCGGAGCCCCGAATGCAGAAATCGCGCTCGACTGTTGCATAACCATTGTCAGTAGGCTCGGGAAATCGCGGCGTCGTATCTGTAAACCCTGCGTAGCTCCTGTCTCCACCCCGAATGTTTTGGGTTATAAACTGATTCACAAACCCACCGGCCCAGACCGTATCGAAATCAGTGATCCCTGAGAATAATCCCACGCCGGCGCCATAGAGTTTCCATCGCCTGCCAACGTATCCAACGAAAAACTGCACTTGCTCGGAGGTGAATAACAGCGGGCCTGCAAATGGAATGACTTGCCCTGTCTGCTCTTGCTTGAAAAAGTTGAAGTACGCGCCGAATCCGAAGCCATGACGAAGCGAATGGTATGTGGTGTTGCTTTGCCACTCATTCGGTAGCCCGCCCGGTGGAAATCCGAGCCCCCCTCGGCCAATCAGAACGCCGCCGGCGTCCCCAAAACCGCAATACGATGTGATGAGGCCAGTGTTGCCGCTCGGGGGGTTTGGACACTCAAACGGAATGCCGCAACTGTTCGGGCTTTCAACCCAGAGCAAGCTGCTCACGGGACACATATCGCCGCCGCCGCCGGGCCAGCAGCATGCCAAGCGGTCTGGTTGGCCGCCGCCTCCCTGCGACACAGTGATCGTGCCGGGGCTGCAATCGCCGCTGAGGCTCATCAGCGTGATGTTGTTGACGCTGGATGAGCCTCCCGAGATGCACGGCCCGCGCTCGTCATCGGCCGCAAAGGTGGCCGTCAGCACTGAGCCGTAGTTATCAGCGATCGAAAGAGTGCCACCAGCCGGCCCAATGCTGGCCCAAATCCGCCTGCAAATGATGTTCTCGCCGCATGGAATCTCAAAGCAGGCGCTATAGTTGCAGGAGGTGCTCGGCCAAATCGTGCCACCGTTGAGTATCGTGACGCTCTTGATGCCGCCGTATCCGTAATACTCTCCGGCCTCGTCAACGATCACCCGCTGGATGATGCCGTCCGTGCGTGAGTGCGACGGCAGCACGGCTCGCGTTGTCTCAATCTGCGTGATGGTTCCGTTTTCATCGACACCCGTGACCTGGCCCCAGACAAACGGAGACTCCTCGGTACCGCCGTAGGTGTCGTGGGCATCGCGGTCGCGAAAAAGGCTCGGCACGTTGGCAAGTCTGTAGGAAATCCTGTCGCCCAGTGCGTAGCCAGCCCCGCCGTTCGTGACCGTCAGGTTCGCCAGCTGCCAGTAGCGGTAGTCCAGTTCTGTCTCGCCGATGTCATCGAGGATCGTCTGATTGAGCACCCACGAGTAAGAAAACTCCGCACCGCCGCCGCCGGCACCTTCGACCAGCACTTGCTCCAGCACCGGCACGGCGTGGTCGATAACGATGGTTCCGCGGAAGTTCAGCGATTCGCCCGGGTTGCCTGGGTCTGGAAGAATCTCAAAGTAGCCAGGTCTGCGGCGAATGAATAAACTGGACCGGTCGAGGTAGTTGCGACCTCCATCCAAGACGTTCAGGTCCGCAACGCTCCACGTTTCGCTGCCCTCTGTCTCGTTCTCGGCCGACCAGACTATCTCAAACTCTGCGCCGTAGCCGCGGCTCTGAGGCGGCAATATGCTGAACTCAATCACCGGCGGCTGCGGCGGGATTACGCGGGCCAACTCGAGTTCAAAAGCAGGCGGGTCAGCGCACGCGACGATGCCGCCCTGAATCACAATCTCGCCATACGCATCAGGCGTGTATCCTGTTCCGCCCGCCTGGATTTCAACGCTGCCAACGGTGTATGTGCCGCTGTCGCTATCGAAAATCAAGTTGGCTAGGATTCGAGCGCCGTAGCCCTGATTGGCAAAAACGCGAACCAACGCGGTCGGCGCGTACCCGTCGCCCCGGTGTAGGGTGTAGGTTCCGTTGAGGCTGTTGCATTTGCAGGCGCTGTTATCGCCTGAAAAGCCTCGTATCGCCACGGTCATCGACGGGGAATTGCAGACGCTGCACGGGTCGCAGTCACAGCAGCACGCTAGCCCTGTGCCAACTTTGTTATCGACGAAAACGCCTTTCATGCCCCTGAAAGAGATAAGCGTCATGTGTCGCACTCAGCGATGCTGTACCACCGCGCGATCCCGTCTTGGTCGTGGCCGAACATTTGGATTTCGGAGTCTTGGTAGCCCGGCTGGTTGGTCATATCGAAGCTGATAAGCGTCCAGCCCGCCTGGCCGTTTCGGGCGACCCAACCTTTGCCGGGGCCGACGCCGAGGATGGTATTCACCGCGCTTGCCGTTGCGCTCGTGCCGGAGAACCGCACGGTCGTTGTTTCTTCGTAGGGCCATTCCGCCGCCCACGAGCAGGACTTCAAGCCGGCGGGCCGCTGCATTTCCTGCAAGTGCGTCGGTATCCGAGTGACGCTGGAGCCGATCGGCTCGGCGTCAACTTTCCCGACAACGCGGCGAATATCGCCGAGTAGTTGTGGCCCGATGAAGTATTTTTCTGCGCGAGCCATCAAGTCGTTCGTAGATTAAATGTTGTCGTGAAGTTGATGTCCCGGTGGACTTGATAACCGTACACGAGCGGGGGGAGTGTGATTTTCCTCGGCCTGCCGCTGTCGTTGAGCGGGATCGGCTGCGCGCACGGCAACTGAGAGGCGCCGCCGCTTTCGTAATCAAACACCTTCACCATGCCTCGGACTTTGTCACCGTTGTTGATTTCTGTCGGTAGCTCGCGTATCGGAACGATTTTGCCGTTGGCGTGCTTAAGCGGCTGGGCATCTAGCTCATCCCGTTCCTCTCCTGGCGGCTGAAACGCTATGACGTTAAAGCCTGTCTGCGGCACAGCGATGTCCCAACCAAGCTCGACAAGCTGAAGGCCGCCAACGCCGTTTGCGTCCAGGTGGATGCTTGTGTCGTTGGCCTTGTAGGCGAACTCGTAGGCGCATTTCCAGCCGCGGTAGACCAACGACCCCCAGCTTTCGACAATCGGCTCACACGAAAGACCCCGGAACATGACCGTGTGCGGTGGCATGGTGAGAGAGCCTAGCGTAATTGACTCCCGATTTATTGCACCGACGTGCCTGGCGTGCCTGGTCGGGTCGGTGCTCTCGTATTGAATAATGCTGATCGTGACAGCTGCGTCGAACGCCGTCACGCCGTCATACATATCGTTAGCCGGGTTTGCGGCGGCGCCGGGGCCGCTCCAGGTGTTGGCAGAAGTTCTTTTTCGCCACACCCGCACCGGAATTTCATAGAGAGACGAGCTTATCGACCAGTTCGCCGGCCGCACGTCCGGCGCCTGCGACTGGGGGTCGCTGCCGCCGCCGCCGCCGCCGCTAGACCCCGCCGTTGACCCGAAGTTGAAGGTGCAGAGCATGGACATGCGGCTGCTGCCCTCGAACCTCGCGTCAAAGCTGGTGCAGTAGATGCCAGCGCCAGCGCGAAGCTCGTCGCCAATCTTCACCCCGCAAGTAGCCTGTATGTCGAACGACTCGGCCGGCTGGGACAGTAGCACGCGAAAGATGCGCTGCTGCGAATCGGCGATCACGCCCTCCTCGGAGGACCGCGAGAACGCAACCCCTTCGGTGATTTCGCTGACTTGCGGAGGCACGTCTTAGCCCTCAGTGATGTCTACGCGGAGGCGGGCGCCGGCCCCGCCGGTCGCCTGGTAGGTTGTCCCGCTCGAGAGCCGCATGATCGCCGGCTCGCCGGCTCGCAGTGTGGCGAAGCCGACGAACGACCCGCCGGCCTGAATGCCGATCGCGGCGGTCTGGATCGTGTTGGTCGAGATGTTCTGGAGGAACGCCAGTCCAACGGCTGAGAGGTTCGCCGTCGCGATGCTGACGGCGTTTGTCGAGAGCGTCAGGGTCTGGGAGAGCAGGCCAGTGACGGCCATGCTCGCCGTGACGCCGTTGGCGTTGACGCTGTTGGACAGAAAGCCCTTTGAGACTCGGTAGGAGATGCTGTAGTTGATGTCGGACATTGAGGGGGTTCCTTAGTTGGCGATCTGGGCGCCGCCTTCGCGGGCGATACGGACAAGTTCGTCAAGTGACTGCGACTGCTTCTGAAGTTCCACGAGGTTCTGGTCGCGGGCGGCGTCGTCGCCCCGCAGGAGGCGGTTGAGTTCGCGTGAGCCTTCGACCGTCGAAACGTCGGTGGCCTGGATGGCGGCGCGCGACGGGCCTTGGAGGACGGCGTTCTGCACTTGGTCGGCGAGGCCGAAGATGGCGGGGGCGTTTTGGCGGAACTCATTTTCTCTGGTCCGCGACAGGGCATCTTTCCTCTGTCGCTCGATGTCGGCAATGTCGGCGAATGGGTCAACGTCCCTCGCGCGCTGAATCCTGTCATTGAAGTCTTCGTTAATCGCCCTGATGCTCTCGCCAAGATCGCGACCTGCCCGTTGGCCGTCCGTCAAGGAAAGATCGCGGCCTCGCGTAATGAGAGCGTCCCGCCCCAGGGCCACGCGGGCCTGCTGGTCAGCCGTATCTAACTGGGCTTGCAGCTGCCTCCCTTGCGGCGACGCTTGAAAAGCTCGCTCAAGATTCTGGTCCGCAGAGATCAGCCTCTGCCTAGCCTGCGCCCTGGCGAAGTCGCTGGCCTGCTCAGACCCTGCCACCTCTCGCGCTCGCGCGGCCTCGAGCACGAGCCTGCGGATTGCAGGGTCGGGTGATTCCTGCTCAAACCTTCGTCGGCCCTCTTCGATTCTGGATTCGATACCCCTGCGGCGATCCTGGGCGAGCGTGAGTTCTTGTTGCAGCCGCTGGTTGCGGGCCTGCGACTGTCGTGCGTCGTCGGGCCGCGACAGTCCAGCGGCGCTGGTGGCTGCCGACTGAACGGCCTCCCGGCGGGCCTGCTCGGCGACGCCAGAAACGTCACTGAGGATCGCGTCGTTTAGTTCTCGGAACCTGCCGAGAAGCGAGACGAATCGCTCCGAGGCGTTTGCGGCATCGACGATGGCGCGGGTTTCGCGGTTCCTCGCCTCCGCAGAGTCGGCGAGCTTGGCGAGCAGCACCGTGGCCTCCCTGGCCTCCTCGGTTCGGCCTTCTGCGGCGGCCTTGTTGAACTGCCTGATAACTGAGCGAAACCGATCGGCCTCTGCCTCTTGCTCGCCGCGCAGCCTGCGGGACGCATTTGATCGACCGCCGCCAGCCTCGTCCGCGCGGTCAAGCGACTCAGTTGTTGATGTAACGCCGGACTCAAATCGCCGCACTGAATCGGAGAAGGCGCCGTCGGCGAGCCGCTGAATCGCGTCGGCAATGTCCGTCTCAAACCGCCGCCGCGCATCCTCGACGATCGTGATTAGCCTTCCGGCCTCGGCCTGCTCAAACGGTGCAGTAAACGTGGCAAACCACGAATCGACGGTTTGGCCTAGTTCAAGCTGGCGGGCCTCTAGGATTTCAAGGATTTGCCTGTCGTCAACCGCATCGCCCAAACGGAAGCCGGAAACGCCAGAGCCATAAGACTGATTGATCGCCTCCTCCAGCCCGCGGCGGTCGATGGGGCGAGGCCGCTGCGCTACCTCCTGTCGCTCGGCAACTTGCCGCTCAACATCTCGCAGCCTTGCTTGCCTAGCGGCGGCCAGCGCTACGCTGTCTGCCCCTTGGAGGCTTCTTTCCGCCGTCCCGCGTCGCCCCTCAAGGAGAAACAACTCTGGGTCAAGCGTTGACGCCGTGCTGTCGCGAAGCTCCTTGATCTTCTTGATTAGGGAATCAAGCCGGCTTTCAAGTTCTTGCGACTGCTTTGTGGCCTGCGAAAAGGCGCCTTCGGCGAGGCTGCCAGCCAAGTCGTTGAACTCTGATGAGATGTCTTGAAGCAGGCTCTTCTGTTTCTGAAGCCGCTCATTCAGCGCCTTGCTGATGTCTTGCGCCTCTGCACCACCGCGAGAAAACTTGACCAGGGCAACAAGCGCTTGCGCAGTCAGCACGACTCCAAGCGAGGCGAAAAGCCCAACCGTCCCGCCGATGATAAAGCCGAGTTGTGTGATATTGTTGCCCACCGCGCGAATGCGCTGATCAAGCCCGCCGGTGACGCTAAAGAAATCGTCCAGAGCGAACGCCGCCTGCTGTGCTGCCAGCGAGAAGCGGTCAAGGCCCGCCCGACCGATGTCCCCAGCGCGATTCAGCTGTCGCTGAAGGCCGCCAGCGCCGACGCCCGAGGCCGCAGAGGTCTGTCGCACCGCCTCTGCGGTGAGTTCCGCGATTCTCCTCTGCGTTTGCTCTGCCCCGAGCGTCCCCGCCCTGAAAGCCTGGTCGATGAAATCCCGCAGCCGAGCAAACGCAATCAGCGCTGGCCCCCGTGCCTGCTCGGCGACGCTGCCGATGAGGTTCTGGAGAATGTCCAACTGCGCGGTGTAGCCCCGCAGGGCTTGCGTGTTAAAGATTTGCGAGAAGCCGCCGGCTCCGGCGCCGAACCGTTCACGGAAGTCAAGTGCTACGCCGGCCGCCTTGGCTTGGCTCTCTAGTCTTGCGACCGCAAGCCTCGCTCGCTCAATCTCGTCAACCGACTTGCGGGGTGAGTTCTCAAGATTGGTCAGTTCCGCCTGCGCCCGCTGCAACTCTGGAATGAACCGCGTGCGGATGGAGTTGGGGAGCGTCTCCAACTGCTGCCGGACCGCCCCGACGCGGGTGCCGAGGGCGTCGATGTCGCGCTGGGCCTGCTCAGAGAAGTTTCGGTCCGGGGGGGGCGTCGAGTCGATGTTCACGTTGCCCGTCAGGCCGCGGACGCGGCGGCGGCCCTGCTCGGCGAGGCGGTCGCCGAGTTCGGTCCTGCGGCCCTCGACAACTTCTAACTCCTCTTCTCGGCGACGGCGGGCGTTCGCCTCTTCCTGCTCGCGACGGCGAACTCGCTCGGCTGGGTCTTGGTCGGCGAGGAAAGTGTCCAGTTGCTTTGCGGCCTGCTGTTGGCGAATGTACGCCTGGAAAACCCTTTCCTCTGCCGCCGCACGCTCGTCGGCGGCGGCCCCCAGTTGGTTTTCAAGCTTCAGGCTCTCCTGCTGCGACCTGACGAACGCGGCGAACGCGGCATCGTCGGCGTCGCGCCCAACCTGGGCGGGGTCTGCTGAAATCCTGTTGAGTTCCTCAACGGCCCGCCGCTGCTGCACTATGAGGTCTTGATACTCCCCCTGCGCTCTCTCAAGCTGCGACGTATCGACCTGCGGTGCGAGGCGAATCCCATTGACCCTGGCCGCTGCCTGGGCAACGAGTTCGTCGAATCTCGTCACCTCGCGGACGGCGTCGCCGAGAGCACCGCCAACCCTGGACGCCACGCCCGGCGCCGCGGCATTGCGGCGGGCCGCTGCGCTGGCTTGCAGCGCGCTAAAAAGTTGCGGGTCATTGAACTGAAGTTCTTGCCCCCGCGGCGCGCTGGCGATGATCTGCTCGGCTTGGCGGAATCGCTCGAGTGCAGCCGCCGCGCGGCCAATGGCCTGCTCGGCGACGCGGTAGCTCGATGCTGTGACGCCGCCGGTCGTGGCGACCTCGTCGTTTACTCGCTGGGCGGCGTCCTGCGCCCGCAGAAGGGCTGGCAGGAGGCCAGCGGCCACGTCGGCAGACAAACCCTGAAATGCACGACTGGCTGCCCCGAGCGGCTTGTTGATCTGCTCCGTAATGCTGACGGCCTGCTGAAGCCGTCGAAGCTGTGCTTCGTCGATCAGGTTCAGCGAAAGGCCCGCACTAAAAGCGCGCTGGGCGCGCTGGAGCGGCGTGAAGATGCCTTCCAGGCTCTTCCTTGCGCTTGCAGATGCTCCCGCGATTTGCGAGTTGACGCTGCGGGCAAACCGATCAACGTCCCGCGTGCTGCCTTGCAGCTTGCGAGAAAGGTCGGCCGTGCTGGCTGTGACCAGCGCCGAGATTTTACCGATGTAGCCGTTCGCCATCCCTGGCACCTACTGCTTTAGTTTCGCCAACTCGGCCCACATCTGATCGGCCGTCTGGTTCGGCTTCACGGTCGCCGGAATGAATACTTCCTCTTTCGGTATGTCATTCCGCTTGTAGTTCCCGCTGGCAGCCATCACGATCCGGCAGAGCCGTGCGGTCTGCTGCCACGGGTCAGGCAGCGGCCACCGCTGATCGAAGGCATACCACTCGCTCAACTCCTCACTGTCTGTGTTTGCCAACAACTGGCGAACCGTCATCCCGAGAGCCAGTGCTAGGCGGAAGTAGAACCGCCGCTCTGGCCGTCGGGCGAACCTTCCCCCAGGCTTTCGACAGCCTCGTTGGTAAAGGCATTGTGCTTCCAGGCCGCTTCAAAGAGCCGGTTAATCACGACGCTCGACTTCTTGCCGAGTTCGGCCACGTCGGCGTCCTCGAAGAGCCGCTGCCCCTTGTCGTCGCAGAGGGTCAGGACGAGGAACCGGCACCGGAATGCCTTCATCTTGTTCTCGGCGTAGGCGTCCTCGAACGCATCCCGCTCGGTGCCGGTGAGCGTCTTGACGAACACGTCGCCGCCCCACTCAGGGACCGACACGGGGTCGGAGAGTTTCGTGTCCTTCGCCGCCAGAATCGCCGTCTTCGACAGGGCCATCCATTGCTCCTTTAGTTACTGTCATCAATCACAAAGTTCAAGGTGCCGCGGAGCACGTCCCCCACGGCAATCTCGCTGGTGGCCGACTGCAACACGGCCTTCTTGCTTACCGACACGTTCGGGTGCGAGATCACTAGCTGCCCCGACAGGCCGCTGATCGCCAGCGGCGCCGGCGTGCTGGCGAGGCGGATGTAATCCACCCGCACGGTGGCCGGCGAAGTCACGTCCCCCGTGGCGACCATGCGTCGCGTTCTGACGGGGTCGTTGATCCTCGTCATATCGACAACTTCGGCCTCCGGCTCCTGCACTGAGATGGAGGTGCAGAGTGCCGTAAAGCCGGGGAACGTGAAGGTCGCCCCCTGCGACGAGATCGCCATCTATGCCTCCAGATGAGGCGTCAGGCGAGCCGGAACGTCGCCGAGCCTCGAACGAAGTCGCCCACACTGCCACCGATCGAGGCGTTCGACACGGTCGCGTTGCCGCTGAACGAGAACGGGCCGCTGATCGACATAGAGCCTGACGAGCCGGCGGTGAGGATCGTGGTCGAGATGTAGTCGATCTGCACCTCGCGCTCGGTGGCGAATCCGCCGACGAACAGCCGGCGGGCATTCGGAGCCACGCCGAGGTGGGTCGCGTCGAGGAGGTCTTGCGTGTCATTGACCTGAACGCTCGTGACGGTGACGGCCGAGCCGCCGAACGTGAACGTGAGTCCCTGTGCCGAAACGCTCATCTGGTTGCGCCTCCTTGCGCCGTTGTCGCGACCAGTCGGCTAAGTAGCCGACTCAGTCCACCTGATCTGATACAGTTGCCGGGTTTCGTAGGCCGGCGGCAGTTGTGCTCCAACCGTCGCCGGATCGAGGTAGTCGTCCGTTTCCGAAACGAGCCTCATATCATGTATTGTACAACCCGCCAGCGTCCCGATGTAACCATTGAGGGACAAGCGAACCGCGTCGGCCAGGCTGCGGGCGTCGTCGTGGTACATGGCCCAAGAGGCGATCTGGAGGTTGACCTCCGGCATCAGGATCGGGCCGCCGAGGGAGTGCTGCCGGCTGATATTTGCCCGCCGGTAGACGATGAAGGGGAACTCAGCCCCCTTGGGGACGGCGACGGGGTAAATCTGGAACCCGACCAACCGGGCCACGCCGGGGGACGAGGCCAGCCGGTGATAGACGGCGTTCTCTGGGGTGATGAGCATCAGGCGGCCCTGATCTTGTTGATTTCGTTGCGGATCGCGTCG